CTCATCGCAATTGTATCCTGAGTTAGGAAGACAAGACGATTACTGTAGACAAGACCAAACTTAATCTCTTTAGCTACGAATGAAGGTACAGGATTACCATAGTCATTACCTGTAAAGCGTGAAGCCCAGGTCTCTTTAGAGATGGAGAATGTATTGGTACCAGTACTGACTAGCTTATAAGGCATAGTGGTTGCAGTGAATCCACTAGATGCAAGCTTAGCAACATACTCACCACCAACAGCAATTGGGTCTCCGTTAGCATCTACATCAATGTCCCAGCCACGTGCTTCTTCCCAGAAACCAGAGCCAGCATTGACTGTGCCAGTACCACCAGTTGCAGCAAACTTCACATAGTATGAAGACCGTTCATCAACAGCATTGGTAATCTTGACACGACGGCCAGGTTTAGTATAAGCAGCAAGGCGTGCAGAGGAGATTACATCATCTTGATAGCAAGTAAGGGAGACACCTTGAATACCACCAGCTACTTCAATAGTGAATGGAGTTTGACCATCTTTAATTTCAATCTCCAAGCTATTGGCATATTTGGTTACAGTAAAGGTGTCATTACCAGGTGATGGACCAAGAGCAGCATCAATGTCTGCTTTGAGACCAGTCAAGATTTCATCAGAAGTAACAGGATAGCCACGGGTGTCAGCGTCTGTTAGACTTACTGTAGTGAAATCATACTGAGTACCATTAATCCAGATCTTATAAATGCTATTATAATCAATACTACCAATAACAACTGTAGCACGTGTGCGAAGATAATAATCTGTCTTCGCAGTCATTGCAACAGTCTTATTCTTGTTAATGATATAAGTCTGATCCAGATAAGAGAAGGTATGGAAATCATCAATACCTTTAGTAGTTCCAGGTGGTGTCAAATAAGACACAACATCTGTATCGGCTTTATTGGCGATTGTAGCTTCAGTAAGACTAAGCACACCGCTAGTTACTGTAGGAACAGTATTCCAAATACGGATATTACCTGCCTTTGTAATTACACCAATGTAGCGTTCATCATTGTCCCTGGAAATAGAGAACCAGTGACCATCAGTAAAGCTATCAGGACTCTCGGTAAGTAGTCCGAGGAATTGACTACCATTACGCTTTAGAAGACCATAGGTAGGATCGGGATATCCATTAAGAATTTCAGAAACTTGTCCAGGTTGTTTTTTGGTATCAGCTTGCCTACTGACACCACCTAGGAAAGTTGGGATAGTTTGTGTAACTGCTGCCATCAGTATCTCTGCAAAGTGTTGTACGGTTGATAGCTTTGATAGAAGGTCCCATCACGTGGGTAACCAAACATACTGTAGTCTCCCTGATTGCACTCATACTCTACCGCTAAAGCCCGTGCATAGGCTTCTTTCTGCTGGAGGATCTGATGCTGCGCAGGGTCCCCTACAAGCCTGCTAGAGGCGATTGCAGCAGCCCTACAGGTGATGTAATCTTGGATGGGAGACGGAAGGTCATCCCAACTGAAGAACCACACGACATCACAGTAGATGGAGTCATCCCATTCAAAGGTATGATTCATACGATCATATAGTTTACCATCACGTTTGACAGTATCCTTACTACGGTAACTAGATGCGTACTTTGGGTTATCTGAAAGATCCATCTGCAACACATTGTTTGGCCAAAGGATCTCATTGTTATTATCTGGGGTGAACGGATAATCAAATTCTTTATTAAACGTCCAACCCTCTCCTTGAACTTCTCGTGATACTTCTTCAAGAGTATCGTAAGCAATCGCAACGTCCGGGTTGGTTACTACGGTAACCTGATTACCATCTTGATCGGTAATCGTTTCTGTATCAATCGAAGTGGCTGGAGCCTGACCAACTGACGCCAGGATCTGATTGACAGCTTGCAGCTCAGTCTTAGAGCCAGTGGTAGAGAATGGCATAATAACAATAGTGTTATATGGAAATAAAAAAAAGGGACCCCCGAAGGAGTCCCAGTAAATTAATCAAGCACCAGTGCGGGTAGCATCAAGTGCCGGAGAATCAACTTCCACACCAACATAGGCAGTGCGGAAACCAGAGGTGATAGAGAACACCTTGGAATCGGTAGTACCATCAGTACGTGCAACAGAGCGGCGGACAGCATTAGAGCCAGCCACAGCCAGGTTACCGTTATCAGTATAGGTAGCACCGTAAGCGCCAGTCACAGCACCAGGAGCACCAGTACCGCTAACGCCATTACCACCAGCAGATTGGGCAGTATTTGCCATGATCAGAACCTCCGCAGTTCAAGGAAAGAACCTTCTTGGACAGTAGTAGCACCTGCAGTATTAGCTTCCTTAGCCAGAAGCAGATTCACCGTAGAGTTAGAACTAGTGTTACCCAGGATCACACCTTGGATAACAACCATGCCTTGGCCAGTGCCAGTAGTGGTAAGAGTATCCTCAGTGTTAGGAGTGGTGGTGACAGCCAGGAAGGCAGTGGCACCAGGCACAATAGCGTTCACATGCTCAGAATAGAAAGCAGGAACAACAGCATTACCATCAGCATCAGTAGACTTGATGGTAAACTGCAGATCATCACCTGCGTTATCCTGATCATAGAACAGCGTGAACCGGAAGACCACACGCTCGTTCTTTGCAACATTAAAAGCAAAATCAGATTCTGCAGTTGCAGTTGTGGTCAGAGCACTATCAGCCGAAAGGACTTGACGTGCTTCAAAGTAATCGGGTTGATAGACGGAACCAAGGTTACCGTTTGAAATAAGAGACATTGTTTATACCAAAAGTGAGTTACGTAGCAGTTGCTCCAGAAATAGAGGAGCCATTGGTGGCACGATCCAATACACCATTGCCTACAACCTGACGACCTGCCTCAAGAGGAGAGCGGGGATTCAGAGTGTAGGAAGCAATGGTACCACTAGAGTTGAAGACCTGTTGAGCAGGAATCTTTACAACTTTAGAAGTGCCAGGAGTGATAGCCATCTGTTTGCCTCCTTATTTATGATCAGGAACGAGCGGACTGCAGTTCGATAGCAGCAGCAGGATTCAGCCAGTCAGCGCCCATGGCGAGACGGCCAATGATCACATCACCTTGGTACATGGCACGCACGTCAGAACCAGTGGTCTGCACTTGAGGACCGATAGCCTCAACCACACCAGCAGCATCACGCTGATAAATCAGACCGCAGTGGGTGCTGAAGTCACCAGAGTAATCGTTGTTCTCACCAGCCACAGAAGAAACAGTACCAGCCAGGAAAGGCAGGTTGTTAGAACGCTTGATGTTGATACCAGCAATCTCATAGAGACCTTCGCCGGAGTTCAGGTTGCCTTGGCTGTTACCGTAGTCACGGTTCAGGATGTTGCTATCCACTTGGCTGATCAGAGCATAGTACTGACGAGGAGCCAGTACAGCGGTACGACCTTGCTTGGGTACATTTTTCTCATCCATGATAGAAGCAGCTTCGAAGAAGGCATCCACCAGGGCTTGAGCATTGTACTCATTAGTAGTACCCAGTTGAATCACAGAACCACCGGGCTCAGGACCAGGAGAAGCAGTGATGGGGTGAGCTTGACGAGCGGCACGAGCGATGGTGCGGAAGATCTTCTTGTCATAAGCTTCGGCCAGAGCATGACCGATCTTAGCAGAGATCTCAGAACGCAGGCTGTAGTGTGCCAGCGTCTCATCCAGGTCATACACAAAAGCAGAGCTAATCAGAAGGTCATCACATTGGATGGTCTTCTCTGCCACCGGAGGATCACCACTACCAAGGATAGGGGTGCCAGGGGTGTGATAGCCAGCCTGCATACGGCCAGTATAAATGAACTGCAGAGACTTGCCGTTACGCAGGGTCCGGGTCTGCACAGTATCCTTAGCAATCGTGGCCGATTCATAGGCTTTGATCATCTCACCCGAAAACAGCTTCAGGTAAGTTGCATATTTAGAATCGTAGGAGCCATCATTAACTTTGTTAAGAGCACCTACCAGAGTTTGAGTAGTGTTAGCTATTGTTCTTACTGCTTGTTACGCAGTGATAGAGTTTACATGGTAAGCTCTAAGTCATCTAGAATATTTAGAGCAGCCCATTCAATTGAGCAGGGTTGCATATGCTTTAAAGAAAGTTTGTGGTCTTTCCCACCGTCTAGACGGCAAAGGGTGTCGGTCGTAACCGGCCAATGCCAAAGAAAAGAAGGTCCTACTCTGAGGTGCCTCCAGTCCAATTAATTGACCACATCGTTGTGGATTTCAGCCCGAATTAGCGGGAACTATTTCTTAGCAGTCTTAGCTGCTTTCTTAAATTGTGCAGCAGTCGGAGCACCTTTAGCTCCAGGCTTCCGCATCTTCTCTCCACTACCAGCAGCGATACGCTTACGCTTGGCGTGGATGTTTGCGTAGAGACCAGGCTTAGCCATCACGGCCACGTAGCAAGAGTATTAGCTTGTACTTTAACACCAGTAGGGCTCAGCTCAGCAAGGGTCTGCTCTGCCTCACCATAAGCAGTGAGGAAAGCGGAGGCTGTAGCAGTAGGTGTCACATATTGTACGGTCACCGAAGAAGTCTCCGGCTCATAGGGATTAGCAGCTGCCATGATTATCCAATAGTAGGAGAGGTGAGAGCTACAGGAGTTGCCTCAGCTGCAGCGAGATCAAGCGGGAAGTTATGAGCATTGCGCTCATGCATTACTTCAAAGCCGAGGTTAGCACGATTGAGAATGTCAGCCCAAGTATTAAGGACACGACCATCAGAAGACAAAAGTGATTGGTTGAAATTAAAACCGTTCAGGTTAAACGCCATAGTGCTAACACCAAGAGCAGCAAACCAGATACCAACCACAGGCCAGGCAGCCAGGAAGAAGTGCAGGCTGCGGCTGTTGTTGAAGCTGGCGTATTGGAAGATCAGGCGACCGAAGTAACCGTGGGCAGCCACGATGTTGTAAGTCTCTTCCTCTTGGCCGAACTTGTAGCCGTAGTTCTGAGATTCGTTTTCAGTCGTCTCACGAATGAGCGAGGACGTAACCAGCGAACCGTGCATTGCACTGAATAATGCTCCACCAAACACACCGGCAACGCCTAGCATGTGGAAGGGGTGCATCAGGATGTTATGTTCTGCCTGGAAGACAAGCATGTAGTTAAAAGTACCAGAAATACCCAGAGGCATTGCATCAGAGAAGCTTCCTTGGCCAAAGGGATAGACAAGGAATACAGCGGTAGCAGCCGCCACCGGAGCGGAGTATGCAACAAAGATCCAGGGACGCATCCCTAGTCGATAGCTAAGTTCCCACTCCCGTCCCATGTAAGCATAGATGCCAATGAGGAAGTGGAACACTGTGAGCTGGAATGGACCCCCGTTGTAGAGCCATTCATCAAGTGAATGAGCTTCCCAAATTGGGTAGAAGTGTAGTCCGATGGCATTGCTGCTCGGAACGACGGCTCCCGATATGATGTTGTTTCCATAAAGGAGACTCCCTGATACTGGTTCGCGGATACCATCAATATCCGTAGGAGGAGCTGCGACGAACGCAGTGATGAAACAAATAGCGGCAGCAAGGAGGCACGGAATCATCAGTGTCCCGAACCACCCAACATAAAGACGGTTATCGGTGCTGGTTACCCAGCTACAAAAACGCTCCCAAGTGTTATCTTGAGAGCGAGGTTCTGCGAGTATTGCAGTCATAAGTAGTTAGTCAAGTCGTGTTACTTTGACTCGTCCAACTCCGGTGCCAGTGAAGCCAATAGCATCAGCTGCACCTTTACTGAGATCGATCTCACGACCAGGGATATAAGGTCCACGGTCATTAACCCGTACAATGGCACACCGTTGATAGCAGACCTTTAGTCGTGTACCAAACGGGAGTGTCTTGTGCGCTGCAGTAAGGGCATTCTGGTTATATCGCTCACCATTAGCTGTAAGGTTTCCATGGAAGCCAGGACCGTACCAGCTAGTGATAACTGACAGAGTAGTTAGAAGAGGAATCATAATAATAAAGCGAGGAACTTTTATATGACCATCTACACATTCCCGTTAGGGAAGATTCCCCCTCGATCCTCGCTACCAAGGGGGAATTATTACCGAGCGGGGTTACTTCTTCTTGCCACCGCCGTGCTTCTTACCGCAGCCCATTAGAAAACTCCAGGAATAATTTGACCAGTTACTACGTAAGCGCCAATAGCAGCAATGAAACCGAGCATAG